ATATTACCCTCTTTTTGGATACTCATCCAAAGGATCCGGATGCACTGGATTATTTTCAGCATATGAAACACAAATACAATCATTTTGTAGCTGAATATGAAACAAAATTTGGTCCCCTTACCCAGACCGGAGAACAGAGGCAGAATTATTGGCAGTGGACCGTATCACCATGGCCATGGGAAAGGGGGTACTACTAATTTATGTGGAACTATGAAAAAAGATTACAGTATCCGGTTTGTATCACAAAATCCAATCCGGCGATTGCAAAAGTGATCATCTCTCAGTTTGGAGGTCCGGACGGAGAGCTCTCCGCTTCTATGCGATATCTGTCTCAACGATATGCAATGCCTTACCGGGAAGTTGCAGGATTGTTAACTGATATTGGAACAGAAGAATTTGCTCAAAGAAGATAGAAGTGATTATTACATATAATAAGAAGGTTTTGGAAACTTTTATATGATTATATTACACGATTACCCGCCCTTTTTCAACTCTGGCAGTAATGTTTCCAGAATAATCAAAGTCGACTTTTCCATTGCGGACAAACCATGCACCATACTGGTTTCCAGCAATACCTGTAAAACCAAAGTCTACCTTGCCGCCGGATAATTTCCACCAGCCGTACTCATTGGATTCCACGCTGTTGCAGTTGAAATCTACTTTTCCGTTTACGATACGCCACCAACCGTTTTCATTCTGGGCGATTCCGGTGTAGGTAAAGTCCACCTTTCCATCCCGGACAAACCACCAGCCGTTTTCATTTGGTGCCACGGTAGTCTTGTTTACGATCTGACCATTCTCATAATAATACCAGTTACCGTCAGCTGCAGCCTGATCTGCAACTCTTCCGATCACCTTGTTCATCTCTACCTCCTGCATCGGTTTGTTCATGATCGCATAAGCGATGGCTTTGGCGATAGTCTTATAGCCTACGCTCTGATATAAGTTGTGGTCATCCCGGTCATCCACAAAGCAGATCTCCAGCAAAAGAGCCGGTGCATTGGTTTTATTCAGCACTTTGAGTTTTTTACTGATCTTTGTGCCACGGTCTGTAAAGCCCAAGTCTCGCATGTTAGTACGGATCCGCTCTGCCAGCTCCGGTTTACCCTTATTCATGGCATTTACCCACACTTCAAAGCCGCCGATGCGACCGTCTCCCGGATAGTCGTTCCGTCCGGAGTTTAAGTGGAAAGAAATGGAAAAACCTACGCTGTGCGCGTTGGTCTTTGCCACGATCTTATTTAAGACATCGTTCTGGCTGCTTCCGTTGTCTACAGTATCATTGTAGACGGTCCAGCCATAGCTGCGCATGATGTTGATCACTTCTTCCACGATAAGACGGTTCTCTTTTGACTCATCCAGTAAGCCTACTGCTCCGCAGGCGGTCTTTCCTGCCGGGTTGTGTCCGGCATGTACACTAATTGCTGTCATTACTCATTACCTTCTTTCTTTTCGATATACTGTTTGAACAGCTGATGCAATCCGGTGGATGCCAGACCACTGAATAATCCACTTAAAATAACGGATGACGAAATGATCCACCCGTTGATCCAGATGGCCAATAGCACTCCCAACAGTGCACACACTGTCGGAATGTATTTGTTATCCACGTCTTTTACCCATTTTTTGATCACATAGCCAACACACAGGCAAATCCCTACGATTACCGGAATCATGAAATCTGCTAAAAATCCTAAATCTGTCATTTTACTGTCCTTTCTTTTTAAAATGCAATTCTTCAATTTCCTGTTTCATTTTTGTCACCATTCCATTTCCACCTAATTTATGATATGCATCATACATCTCATTGAAATTCTCGTAAGCATAAGATGGGATTTCTCCAAGCCTCATATATTTATCATGATATTCAATCAGCTGTACACGCAGAAGCAGCATGGTTCCCTTGCTGTTTGCATCCCTGTCCCTTTTCTGCTTTTTCAGCAACCATACTATGTACCCCATCAATGCCGTTAGTATGATTGGGAGGGCTACATAGTATGTCTGCAGTAGTAAATCATTCACTTTTTTTCATCACTCCCCTCTGCCTACGCTATCGGCTCATCAATCGCAATCATCGGATCAGCGCCTTTATTCTCATGCTACCACACTTCCCATTGCGACATACGTCATGTTGATTACCAGCATGGTTGCTGCTGAATTCTGTCCATACAAATACAGCAGTCCATTAGAAATCATGAAAGCTGTAGGTACCGCATTCAGCCAACCATCTCCGCATACCATGCCTGTCCCATATACAGTGCTGTTCGGCCTGTACCCTTCCGGAATCGTGCCGGCAGTCCACCACGTTCCTGCATTGCCTCCGATAGCACCCGTGTGCATATACACAGACAGCGAAACCATCCCATCCGCCGTTTTAGTGATCATGTTGGTTTCACATTGAAATTCTGTTAATAACTTTGCCGTACTGACCTTTCCGATATCGTCCATCCGTTTCGACAACATCTCGATTGTCGGCGACACAGAAAACAGCTTCGTCACGCTTGTAATCGTCAGACCACTCAGTGATACCCGGTACAACGGGAAATCATCCTGCGTTGCTCCGGACAGAATGTTTCCATTGACATAACTCGGAACACTCGTCTGAATGGATGAACTGGCTTTCCCTTTGATCACCACAAGTTCCGCTGATTCCACCTGTGCACTGGTATCTTTTTTATAACGCATCACGATCAAATCGCTCCGGTGCATTCCCTGTGCCCCATTCTGAATTGTCACTTCCTCATAACTGTTCACCGGGATACGCATGTGCCGTCCCTGGTTGACCAGCTCACCGGATTTAATCTTAATTAAGTTGTTGGACACAATCTCAGCCGCAAACTGATTGCCGCCGGTCAAGACGTATTTCCCTGTTCCGATCACTCCGGCATGTAATGCTCCGGCTGCTTCCGCTGTCACATGTTCTTTTCCGGTGTGCCCTGTAATAATTTCCACTGCCATTTCATCACGCTCCTATTCTCCAATTTGACATTCTACATTGATGCCACTGCTGTTGACTTTCAGTATCTTTTTCACGATGTCTCGTTTTATCGTAACTCCAGTAATTGTCTCCCGTGCTCCCACGATATCACCGACATCATACTCTGTATTATTTTCAAAATCTGTTTCCAACGTATTTGCTGCCGCCCAAGTTTCCTGCAGTCGCTGTGTACCGCCGGTAATCAACTCTTCCTCTGATTCCACGTTGGAATAATCGTAAGTCTCTGTCACTTCATCCACGCCGAAAAACGTCTGTGTTTCTGATATATTTCCCCGCACATCCATGTACAGATGCCGGACCATCCGCTCACTGAGGTCTCCTTTTCCCAGGCAGATCAGATGATTTACCGGCCGTTCATTGCTGCTGATCTGAAAATTCATCTGGTCAGAATCCCACTCTTCATCCTGGCTATAATCCACCAAAGGTACCGCAGACAAATGCACCTTTCCTTCACGATAATACATGACCAGTTTTGCGCCGGCGCATTTTAACATCTTCCGCATGCCTGTGTATGCATCAATATAACGATCCATCTGATATGAAGTGATTGTGATGCCTGCTTTCTCGCTGGGTGTCTCAAACAGATCTCCAGCTCCAATGCGCTGTATCAGAAATCCCAACACCTCATTGGCGTCTCCGGATAACACCAGATAATCCTGCCCGTCATCCGGACACACTATCTTCTTGGACAGTATCCCCTGCCAGGTCCTTCCGGAATAGGTAACCGTCTCTTTTCCAGTATCCACGCAAACACCATCGATCCGGCCACCATACTCCGTATATTTCACATGCCCGTTCACTACATCCTGTATTGCCAGATAATCACCGATACTGCAGCAATGATCGGAAATTGCCATGGTGCACTCAAAATCGTTTTCATCTGATCCGAAAGCCAGATCCAATTCGTATCGATCAATCGCCCCAAGCATTGCGTGATTGGAATCTTCGTGAATCAAGTCCATTTTGGCTCAGACCTCCTCTCATACATGGTGATGTCAAACCCAAACAGCCCACTCCAGAACACGGAATGACTTCCGGAAGCAACCTTCTGAAACACATACCAGTCTCTGTCCTGCAGGTTGTACTGATTGACCTGCTCACCGTCATTTTTCACTTTATATATCTTTTTACTCAGCGAATTAATGACAAGATATTCCCCGGTCTCCAGCTGGCAGTTCACATGGTACTTGTGGCTGCCGATCAGAATCTCCGGATTTTCACATGGACCATAAACTACCATTTCAAAATCTGCATCCGAGATAGCTTCGTTCAACAGGATCCGGCTGGACATCCCGTTGTAATAATCAAACGGATAATCGTGTGGATAGTCCATGTTATTTCCACTGCCAGATGCTTCCTGTGGCTGGAAAGTGTACTTTGATTCGTAGATCCAGTCTTCACCATCCGGTAGAATTTCAACTTCCACCAGCATCTTTCTTGTTTTCAGATATTTATCTGATGTATTGTTTTTTGCAATAAAACATCGCAAATATCCCGAACCAACATAGAGTCTTCCCGACATTCCAGCAAGAACATCTGCATCAAAAAAATCTGATAAGGTG